TGGGGCGGGTTAATTTCATCGCTGATCGCTTTCCCCAGCGCCCCCAGAAAATCCCCCGGCGATGCACCCGAATTCAGCGCAGTGCCCAGGTTCTCCGCTGCCCCACCATACTCCCCCAACCCGCTCGTCAGCCCGTCGAGCGAAGTTTTGATACCATCAATCGCCGCAACGATGGGGTCAATGACATTCGTTTTGATCCAATCAAATGCCTCACTGATGCCTGATTTAAATGCGTCGATCCCTGTTGAAACGCTATCCCAAAGTCCACTGACCGTGGTAATGATCGTCCCAAAATCCAGCCCGACGAGATTCAATCCGGCTTGAAACAAATTGCCGACGCCATCCGCTAACCTTTGCGCCATGCCCCCAAAATCGCCCTCGCCAAGTCGTGAGATGGCGCTGATAAAATCATTAATAAACGCGCCGACTTGAGGCAGCGCCGCGCCAATATTCGTAAGTACATCACCGACGAGAGTTGCCCCAATTTCAGCCAGTTTGGTGACAATAAAGCCGATAGCACCGCCAACCGCAGTGACGATTCGCATCAGCCCGCCAGTCTCAGTTCCCTGAAGACTTTGGATAAAACCGCCAATGCCCGTTCCCAGTGCGGCTAACCCGTCACTGATCGGCCCGGTGATTTTCGGCAGTTCGTTTTTCAGCCAGCCAAGTCCCATCTTTAAATCGCCCACAAAGGTTGCAAGCGGCCCACTCATCGCGCTCCCCTGTCCCGCGATTTGTTCCACTACATTGGCTGGCAGTAGCATCCCGACATTACCAACGGCAGGGCTGCTAAATACACTTTGCATGATGCCATCAATGGTGGTTTTAAGATCATTGAAGGCGGTTTCGACGCTGGCCGTAATGCCACTCGTCTGAATGAATGTCCCGATTCCGAGGAAATCCTGGTCAATGGCGGTAGAAATAAGTTTTGCTGCGCCAATTGCCATTCCCAACGGCCCACCAAATACGATCCCAGCGACGCCGATCACAATATTTGCGATGGTATCCATGTTGGTTTGCGCCCAGGTTTGGATCCCAGAAGTATCAATATCGGTATTGGTCACATCGGTAATCGCCCCGGTGATCTTGTCTTTGAAATCAGTTGCCGCCCCGCCAATATCCGCATCACTCAGCGCCCCACCAATCTCTTCGATTTTTGTGCGAATGCCGCCTACGTCCTGTGTCCAGACATAAGCCAGCCCCGCGCCCAATGCTAGAAAACCCGCCGCTGCCAGGAACAAAGGCGAGGTAACAAGTGCGAGTCCCGTTCCCAATGCCCCTAGTGCTACACCCGCTGCCGAAATACCAATCCCGGCGACAACCAGCCCCGGCCCTACGACCAGCGCCGCCACTGCGATTCCCACTAATTGATTAGCAAGCTCAGGGTTTGCGTCCGTCCAGTCAACAATGCTATTGACAACATCCGTTATCTTTTCGGCCATCGGGGTGAGCGTATTTTCCATCAGCGGGGTAAGCGCTTTGATGGCTAGTGTTTCAACGCTGCCTTTCAGTGCGTCGATTTTTCCGCTGAAGGTGTTCATTTTGGACTGCCCAACGGTTGCCGCGTCCGCTGCGGCATCCATCTTGCCTTCCATCGTGTCAATGCCGCCCGAACTCAGGAGAGCAGACAAACCAACTAAGCCATATGATCCGGCTAATTGTTGCATGAGCGAATTCTGGTCACTGACAGGTAATTTTCCGAGCGATTCTCCCAAATCATCAATGATGCTATCAAAATCGCGAACATTGCCTGTCGTGTCGTAAAATGCAACGCCTAATTTATCAAAGGCTTTTTGTGCTTCTGGACTGCCCATCTTGAGGAGCATGGATTTCAACTGTGTTCCAGCTTCAGCGCCCTTCAGCCCGTTCTCAGCAAATACAGCCAGCGCCGCTGCCGTCTCATTGATGTCTAATCCGTACAGTGCGGCCACACCGCCAATATTGGAAAAAGCCTCAGCTAATCCGGTGAAATCAGCCGACGATGCGCCCGCCGCTTTCACCAGAGCATCAGCGACTAAACTCGCATTCGCCGGATCAACCAGGCCAAACGAGGCCATGATATCCGTAATCCTGTCTGAAGCCTGACCAAGTTCAACGCCAGATGCCGCCGCCGCGTCCATAATCCCTGGCAAAGCAGCCATCGCCTCTTGTGCGCTAAACCCGCTGGTCGTCAGTTGGAGCATTCCTTCAGCCGCTTGTTGCGCACTGAATACCGTGTCTGCGCCCATTTTCAGCGCAAAATCGCGAACGTCCATCAAATCATCACCGACTAGCCCGGTTCGCGCCGAAAGTTCGGCCATCGAATCCTGAAACTCAGAGGCAATGCTGATGCCAGCGCCCAGCGCCAGGCCAATGGGTGCAGTTAAAGCGGTTATTGACGCGCCGAGTCCGGTGACAGAACTGCCCAGCCTTTTCATGTCATCACCGACGCCGGAAACAAAATTACCGACTTGTTTGTCGGCTTTTTTCATTCCCTTTGTCAGATCGCGTATATCCGACCCGACTTCGACCACCAGGCTGCTAACTGTCGTCGGCATACTCTGAAACCTCCAGTCTCAGAGTATCAACGTCTCCCACGCTTTAACGCTCAGAACACCCCTTATCGGAAATAAAAACGACCCGCCTGGGTCGCTTATTTCCGTCCTTTTTTTCCTTTCTGCCAGCGTACAAGGCCATCTTCATACGCCAGAATTTGAAGTACCTGATCTTCGCTCAGGCTGTCGATAAATACCAGCGTCCAGCCCGGATACAACTTGGCGATATAGAGTCGCGTAAAAATCCAATCATGCTCAGGCGGCCCTTTGTGATACTGCAAATAGCGATAGGTCGAGTCCGCTATTCGCTCTCTTCGTTTTTTAGGGCTTCCTGGATGCCGGGAAAGATGACCTTTTTCCAGACCTTGCGCCAGCTCAGGTTCGCGAACGTCTCTGGGTCATCTTTTGGCCCCCATTCCGCTGGGCATTCGATGATGATTCGCGTCAGGGCTTCAGACATATATTTGATGTTGTCTGGCCCCGTCACATTACCCATGAAATTGCCCAGGTCTTTGGCACTCAAGGCATCCAGATCAAATTTGAGCGTCGGCTTATTACCGTTTTCCTTCGCCATTAGAATGTCGCGCTCCTGCCATCATACAGCAGCGCGCCCGACGTGACATACCACGTGACTTCCATTTCCTGTTCCGCGTCATAAGTCATCGCCACCTGTGCTTTGCTGATGTTGGCCGCCACGCCCCATTTCGGTTTGCCCGTCGCGTTGCCCTCTGGCCCCCAGATCAGGTTGCCATCGTTGCCTTCTTTCAGCACCGCTCGGATCGCGATCCCTGCCGCGTTGTTATCGACGATAAACGTCCCGCTTGGCTCACACTTAATCAGCGTCGGTACATAATTCCGCACCGCATCGCCGCCCGCCGAACCTTCGACGGTCTCGATTTCAAAGCCAGGATCAAAATTGCGAGAATCGCCTATGATCGCCACGCCATCATATTCTACATAAAATTGTGAACCGATCAAAACGGTCATATTAAATCGCCTCCATACGCTCTCACTCGATAGATTCCGCCATTGTGGAAATATTGGCGGTTGCTCTGGTTTTCTACATATTTAACGACGGTCAAATGCTGGCAACGCACAAGCTGCCAGGATGCGCCCATTGCGAAATCCTGTCCGTGCAGCGCTGTATAAATCGCGTCTGCCAGTTCTGCGGCCCGTTCCGCTGCTGGCCCACTATCCCCGCTAGCTGTCACCGCCTTCACCAGATAACGCATATCCACGTACCGATTTGCTGTGTCGTTGATGCTTCCGCCGGCGTTTACGCTGAACACCAGAAACGGATGCCGGGCCGTCTCCGGCGCTTGTTCGTTGTAAACCTGCGATTCCGTCAGCGTGGCAATCGTCATCTGATTCAACAGCTGCGTTCGCAGCCCGGTTTCAATCTCTTCTTGCACTACACATCCTCAAGGAAATGGTCAAACAAACGCGGTGCTTCCTGCTCCATGTGCATCGCTGCTGGCCCGAAAAATGGCCGCGCATCCATCTTGTCCGTGCCAAATTCGAGATATTCGCCATATTCCACGCCATCAACTAGCGCGAAATGCCCTTTGCCTAGTCGTTCAACATGAATACTGTTCACTAGTGTTCCAATGTCACTACGCGGTGGATTGCCCGGCGAGCTTGCGGTATGCGATACGCTGCCCCGTGTATAAACTCGTCCCGTCGCTGGCGACTCGTTGATAATTAAAATAGCGTGCGTTCTTCCTTCTTCAGCCACGGCCCGGATCGCCCTATCCGCCTCATCCGGTGCAGCCGTCGCCAGTCGCCTCAAATCATTCTTGTTGATCCTCACACGCAGCGTTGCGACCATTACGTCTCTCTCTGCTGAGGTCTCATCGCACCCTCGCAATCGTCGCCTGCAAATCCGTCGCGTCCGTCCGCACGTTGTTAAGTTCCATCACTTCGTAGATTTCCCCGCCGATCTCCACTTGATCGCTCTCGCGCAGATCGGTGTCATACGGCACGGCCAGCCGGAAGAAATTCTTTCCCATTTCCTGCGCACCCGTGACTTCACCCGCCTGGCGTTTCATCGGCAGCACCCGGCATTTCACATCCGCCGTCACCACCGAAGGAATCTCCGCCGTGTGTCCGGCCCCGCTCGTCACGATGCTGAAGCGCCGAATGTCGCAGCGATCTGTCATATATCGCTCGACTCGTTCCCGCATCAGCGCAATCGTCCGTTGAAACATCGCTAGGCCGCGATAGCCGCTGTTCCCTTGCACATGCGAAGGGTCGCCAGTGCTGTGGTGTTTGCGATGAAGAGTACAGTCGGGTAATCGCCGATCTCAAGATCAGCAGCAGGCATAATCCCGCCCGGCGTGTCACTCAGCACGTAAGTTGTGCCTATCACAAGCGTTCCCCCCGGCGTGAAAGAGGCGTCTTCATCCACAAAAAACACCGGCTGCCCCGCCGATGCGCCGTTCAATGCAATCCCGCAGCAGTTCCGCACGACCACCGAAGCATCATCGGAATCGGCCAATTTTAATTTTGGTTTGCCGCTGGCGTCCAATGTAGCCGTGTCTTCATACAGCGTTTGCCCGGCGGTGATCGTCGCGCCCGCAATCCCCTTGCGTATTTTTGCGCCGCTGCTGGCGAGAACACTCCCCGGCGTTACACTCAAATCAGTCATAATTTTGCTCCTCGATCAATTTGCTCATATGCTGTCATCAGCCTACCGCCACCCACCTACCACAACGCACGATCATTTCCGATAAGCCGTTTTCTGTGTATTGATCCCCCTCGCCTTGAGGGAGAGGGGCTAGGGGTGAGGGTTAACCGTCCCCAATCACTGCCGTCAAACTGTCATCGCCTTCATAATCCGGCGTTTCCGTTTCCAGCGTATCAGGCCGCCAGCCATATTGCCCCCCGCTGCTCCCTTTGGGCGAAAGTCCGAATTTCGTCTTCTTTTCCGATAGCAGCCGCAGCCAGTTATCCGCGCTCCGCCGCCAGTCGATTTTCAGCCAATCCGCCTGCATATCCGGCTCATGTGCCAGCTTCGCGATCACCGCGTTGATGCAGCTCACCACCGTCGCGCCCACGTCATTCGACTCCTCATCCAGCACGAAGTCGATTTCCTCGTCGCTGAAAATGGCCGTCACTTCGTCCGTGTCGCCAATGTGGTATCTCACACGGGTCAAATCGGTTGGCGTCGTCAGATCATAGGTAAACGTCATCCCTCGCCCCCTAACATTCCACGTCCGCCAGGGTATTTCCCTCGCCCAGGCCGCTTATTAGATTCGTGATCGTCACCGTCCCGCCGTTGCAGTACAGGCCGCAGCCCGTGTTATTCCGCGAAATGCTGTCGGTGATGCTGCCAATAGTCCCGGTGTCGAAGACGATCCCGTTTCGTTCGACCCCCGGTTCATCCTTCGCGCCATTGAAATCCGCCAGTACGTTCGTCAGAACCATTTCGGTATCAGAGCCTACGGCGGAATAGCCCGCGCTCTGGTTATGATGGCTGCGCCCACCTGTGACCGTCAGCATAGCGCCATCCTGCGTCGAGATCCCCTCATCAAGGTTATACGAAGCGTCGCAGTCGGTCAGCGTCAGCACGCCGTCATTCTGGTTATAACCATCGTTGGTGTGTCGCTGCATATTGCAATTGGTGCAGATCACTTCGCCCGCTCCAGATGGCAGGCTCACGCCCGTCGAAGCGCTGTAAATGCCCGTGCTGTTCTTCAGGGTTATCACCGCGCCCGCCGCTGTGCATTCAAAGCAGCCGTTGGCGCCCGTATAGCGCGCAACACAATCTTTGATCGTCAGCGCCGCCGTCCCTGATGCCCGGAACAGGTAGTCCGTATTGTGTATTTTGATCGTGTGGTTATCCGGGTCTTCATCCCCCACCAGATGCACGTAAAAATTGGTCACGTCCACCCCAAATTCACCAGCGTCGGGTGCCGTTGGTGTACTGACGTTTTTGAGTAAAAATAGCTCAAAATCATCAGCATCCGTCATCGTCGGCACAAACATCAGGTCGGCATCAGCACTGCCGTTCGCGCGGTGATAAATTCCGCCGCCGTCAGCTGTCCAACCGCTTGTCCAGGTGGTTGTGTCTTCGCTGTACCACTCCACACTGTCCAATCCCTCTATCGTGATCTCGCCCGAATCGAAGTCGATAAATCCGTTTACCGGATCTGAACTGGGTGCCGTGACGTAGATCGTGCCTTTGTTTCCATCAGCAATCAGCGTCGTCACCGCGTCAGTCAGCGTCAGCTTCGGCGTGGCCGTGCTGAAGCCATTGTTAGCATCATCACCGAGTACCGAGTCGACATATAGTTTGATCGCCACGCTGCCGCGCACGATCCGCATGACCGCTTTCGTCGCGCTTGTCGCAACAAACAGCGTCACCGGAAAATGGCCCGCCCCCAGGTCAGTCCGGGGCGCAATACCCCCAGCCGTTGAACTCAGCACGTAGATCATGCCAACGGTCAGCGTTGCACCCGGCGTGAAATCATCATCTTCAGTTACATAAAAAATCGGTTGCCCTGGTGATGCGTCATTCAGCGCGATTCCAACCACGTAGGCGGTATCACTGCTCACATTGGCGTCGGCCAGCTTCAGGCGTGGCATCAGACGGCGCGCATCAATGTCCGCTGCATCCCCATACAGCACCTGCCCGGCGGTGATCGCCACGCCAGCCGTGCCAATTTGTATTTTGGCCTGGTCGCTTGCGATCACATTTGGGGGGGTAATTGTCAGGTCGCTCATAGCGTTAGTCCTGCCACACCGTCACCCGCAGATACAAATCCGTCGCCGCTGCATACGTCGGCGTCGCCGTGCAGACGATATAGACATACAGATTCCCGCTGACCGTCATGTAATCGATATTCAGGTCATCGCCGTCTTTGATGACGATTTTGTTGCTGTTCAGCGTCACGTAATCCGCCGCCGCAATCGGCACAATGCCGATCGTTTTCTTGAGATCGGCGATGGCGGGCGCGAACGCCGCATCATCGGCAATGGTGGTTGGCGCTGCATCGAAAAAGTACACGGTCAGCACCGCGCCTTCGCTATCATCGTCGATCAGCATCATGCGCCGGATCACCCCGCCGCCGCCCGCGCT